ATGAGAGTCGCACGTACATTCACGATTGACATTGATGTTGTCCAGGAGTTGCGACGAAAACAGAATCAAAGTGAGACCGTCAATAGGGCTCTACGAAAGTATCTGAAAGATGATAAAGAATTTGACTTCACTGACGTTACGGTCAGGAAGTTGTTAGCAGTTCTACAGAGTCGATTCGACCAATTCGATGCTGAATACAGTTTGATTCAAACTCTCATAGCCATGTGTAAGCCATCATGAGATAGTTTGCAGCAGTACTTCCAGCAACCGCCACAAGTGTACCAATTGAAAGAAAGATATTGAACTTCATTAGAGCCTCCAATGAGGTCTCTTTTGCTTCCTTCTTCTCCTGGCGTTCCATCAACCAGGTAGCAAATCGTTCAGTCTTGGTTTGTTTTACTTCTTCTTCTTCAGAGATCATCTTGACTACGCTCCTTGATTAGTGCCATTATTGCTTGATCGTCGCTCATCGTGACGGGCTCGATTTCAATTAGATAATTTATGTTACCTACTATACCTGCGGTAGCAAATACTCCTTTGATGAAGAGATCATTAACAACGATGTGATCAGGATCAATTACAGAAAATGGTGCTGATGCTGAAGCGGAACCTGTTATTGTAGTTCCTGACCATCCAATTTGTCGGTTATCTCCCCAATCCCATGATACATCGATGTCCTCTGAAAGACCAAGTGTTCCGAAGGCATCATTAGCAGATAAATCAGGACTTCCTGCAATTACAAATGAGATTACTTTGTAACCGTGATTGTATCGACCATCATCCACGATGATATGCCTGGTTGTTCCTTCAGGAAAAGAACCTCTTAGTGTTCTACGACTCTTCATCGCTTACCGCCTCGCTTTGCTTCTTTGTGAGCCATCTTTACCAGGCGTTTGTGAGTTACACCCTTTCGCAGTTTGCCACTCTTCATGGTGTTCTTTCTTCGAAGACGCTTGTATGCTGCACCATATCGACGAGAATAAGCAGATACCTTGCGCTTTTTGGGCTTCTCAGGTTCTGCAGCTGCACTGTTCATCAATTCGAGAAGAGGCGCCATCTGCGGGTTCTGCATGATCAGCAATTGCATTAGTATTTCTTTATCCATATTCATCTACTCCTTTTGTTCGAACTAAACTGCATCGCCAATGCGATGGAGGTGGCAGTTGCTCGAAGACGCACGTCAGAAGTGGTGACAGCCACCATTAAGGCAGCATTCCGCAATGCGGTATCACCTTTCTTCGAGCAACCGCCCTGGGAACAAGATTTGTCGTGATCCTGGCATGCCTGGTCAAGACGATCTATTGGGGCAACCTCTGGATGTAGGAAATAATCGGATGCTGGAACATTTAGTCCATGAGTCCAATTAGGCCCGCAGTAGTTACCGTGAATTTTCAATGTATCACCCTCATTGTTGAGAGAGTGCGAGAGCCATAGCAGCGGATTGGCTGAGAGTCTCAACGGTGCATTCCATGATAATCTCAACGGTTGCTCCACCGCTAAAGTCTGCTTCATTGGCTAGTTGGCCAGCAAGATAGATTTGCTCGACACCTACGATGTAACCATTGGTGTAGACATCGGGGGAAGTGTCCGTGTCAGTTGTGATGACGGTTGGAGCAGCCAAAGAAGGTGCGCCAGAAGGTACGCCGTACCCAACTTGTAGGGCTCCTGATGCTATCAAGGACTTATCAGTAAGTGGCACGATAACGGTTTGTCTCTGCGTAGTCAATTGGAATTCACACATTGATGTGTGGGCGTTAGCCTGGGCGCTAGGTGCAACACGAGGATATTTTGTCGATACTCGGTGGATCTTTAGTACTGATTTTCCAAGGGCATCAACATAAGCTCCCAGATCTACTGAAACTTCGTTATATGATGCTGCTACTGGTACACTTGCTCGGATAAAAAAACTGTCTGTTTTAGCCATACCCTATCATGACTGGTAGGTAGTTTATAGTATATGTTGTCTCTGTCCTTGAACATCTATACTGCGTTAGTTCGGGAATTGGGACGTAGTCCCCCGAATCTATACTTTTATCCTAGATTCTTGCGATACATACATATGTATCCTCTACTTCCCAATACACATGTGCGTCGTCTGCAACATATGTTTTGAGCCCTACAAGTGTCGAAATGCCATGATTATGGTCGTTTCTGAAAAGAATAAACCCTATCTTCACTGGGAATGTGATGTTAATTTCAAGATGATGAGCGGTTGTAGGAAGTGTCAAGGATGAAATCATTCAGAGAACAACGGATATGTGTTATCTGTGAAGATAGATCGTCCAAATCACCATGGATTATTTGCCGACAATGTGGTGATTTCATCGTTGTTAATTGGAATAAGGAGGCTTACAGAGTATGAGAGTCGCACGTACATTCACGATTGACATTGATGTTGTCCAGGAGTTGCGACGAAAACAGAATCAAAGTGAGACCGTCAATAGGGCTCTACGAAAGTATCTGAAAGATGATAAAGAATTTGACT